TAAAGCTAACTATGATTATCAAATTGGTAAAGCTCGTGAATACGATGATTATATTAAGAGAAGATCTGAGTTAGAACCTTTGTTAGAATCTGATGATTTTGCTACAGTTAAGCAAGCTCAAGATGCTCTTGCTAAACTTGAGAAAGAACATAAGAAAAGAGTTCGTGCTGTAGGTAAAACTATATATTCTACTATGAATGTTTCAATGCCTGCCAAAATTGTTAAAGGTAGACTTGAACTTGATCTTGAAGATGTATATAGTAATCCTAAGAAGTATTTTCCTAATCTTAGTGCCGAAGAAGCATACTATTATACTAAGCTAATTGAACGTGTCTATAAATCTAAGATTCGTAAGAAATTTGCTGAAGCTAATAATATTAAACTTAGTGTTAGAGGTCAAACTACTAATCGAGTTCTTCTTCAAGTTCAAACTGCAAAAGCTGATTATAGAGACGCTAAGTTTAGTAAACTTACTCATTCTGATATTGATATGATAGTTGAAATGCAAGAGATGTTTGCAGAACTTAATGATGTTGCAATGCCTAACACTGTTAGATCTGCTAGTTTCTTCCCGACTTTCATATCTGCTAATCATGTGAATGCTCTTAAACAACTTGTTGGTTATCACGAATTACAAGAAGATGATTATAAAAATACACTTAGTGGAGAAACTCAATACTATCTTAAAGCTACTGCACTTAATCGTCCAGAAGTTATAGGTCGTATTAAGTATGATCTCTACGATATTACAAATAAAGAAGTTTATGATGCTTTAATTGAAAAAGCTAATAAAATAGCTAAACATAGAGGCTATTATAAACCTATTACTTCTATTGCAGATATTATCGAATATAATAAAGAGTTATCTGATAAACAATTAGGTGATATTAGAGATCGTATGAACTTTGACCCTATGAACGTTACTCTTAATTATATTAATCAACTCAAACGTATTAAAGTTAATCGTGACTTTGAGCCTGAACTTAATCTTCTGCAAACTATTCTTGCTATGCCTGAGTTTCAAGCTCGTGAATATGGTGTTAAAAGTAAGAATGTTATTAATAAGATTCTATCTCTTTATACTCATAAAACTGAAGTTGTTTCTCGTAAAGGTAAAGAAACGGAAGCATTTAATAGATTTAAAGCTTTCTATGATGCTTTTGAAGGTAAGAATCGTATAAATAGTGCTGCTGATCAGATTTTAAATGTTCTTCATACAGTTAATAGTAAATCTCTTATGTGGATGAACTTAACTGCTGCTTTAAAGAATATTGGTACAGGTCATATCAATATTGTAAGCGAAGCAACTGGTGGTGAATTTACTACTAAAGCTACACTTCTTAAAGCTCATGAAATGTATGTTAAAGCTCTTCCTTCATTATGGGCTTCACTTGGTGAATATACTTGTGATAATCTCGATGCTGCATTAATGAAACTTGCAGGTAACATCTTTGAAGATCATATTGAAGCTGGAGTTGATACTAAGACTAATATTGTTTCTCTTGGTATGTCTAAATGGGATAATGTGATGTTTGCTCCTAATACTATTGGTGAACATTATTTGCAATTCGCTACTTTCTTGTCAGCTATGCAAACTCATCGCATTGTTGCAGGTACTATTATGAATTATGATCAATTCGTATTCTCACTCAGAGAACGTCTCTTTAGAGATATGGTTGATGATGAGACTTATACTAAGTATAAAGCATATAAAGATAAACAAGAATCTATTAAAGGTAATAATGTTGAATTTATAGATTATCTTTCTCGATTCATTGCTTATCGTGCTAACAACTTTACTAACGAATGGAAATCTAATTACGCTAAGGCTTATAAAGAAGGTCTTAAGAATGCTAGAGTTGAGTTCGAAAAGAATCAAGTTATATATGATGCTTTTGAACTTAAAGACGGTATCGCTTCAATTAAAGCTGGAAGTAATATAACTCTTGAAGATTTTGCTAAGTTCTTAGGTAAAGTTAAAGGTGTTAATCATAGCTTACATGGTATTTATAATACTTTCGATAAATCTATGCTATCTGGTAAGATGTGGGGAGAGGTGATACTTCAATTCCGTAAATGGCTTCGTCCTAACTTTATTCGTTATTGGGGTAAACGTGTTGGTAAAATCATATATGATGAGAGACTTGAATCTTATCGTAGTGGTGCTTATACTGATATGCTACAGTTTATAAGTGCTAATATGCGTAATAGATTTAGAGAAACTATTGATAAAGCTGCGGAAAATGAAGAAGATATAGACTTTGCTGTTAAAGCTAAAGCTGTTTTCAATGGTTTTATTGGTCTTATGTATTGGTTTAAAGATATTAACTTTAGATATAATACTCTTCCTCAAAATCAAAAAGCTAATATTAGAAGAGCTATGTTTAATCTTGCAACTTTTGCAGGTCTTAGTATTATGGCATGTGCTATGTATGCAGCATCTGATGATGACGATGAATTAGACGAAAGTCTTCTGTTTGCTCTAGCTTCTTATACGATCTATGGTGTTCAAACAGAGCTTTATGAAACTTCTCCTATGGGTCTTTATTCATTCTATAAACGTACTATGGAAGCTCCTATTCCTTTTGAGACTAGTATAACTAATGTTACTAGACTTCTTTATTGGACTCTTATTGCTCCATTTATCGTTGAAGATGAAGAAATGATGTATGATAGAGGTGTTTATGAAGGTGAAGATAAACGTTGGATTGCTCTTAAGAAATCTATTCCACTTATTAATCAACAAAATAAGCTTCTTTATCTTCCGAAAAACAATACATATTATATGCAACAGAATCCGATATTACAGTTGATCGTTGAGGCAAATAAGTAAGGACTTGCTGTTGGACTAAAAAAAATGAGAGAGGACTTTCAGATAATACTGTCAGTCCTCTCTCTTCTTGTATCTATACTACTCATGCTCCTACTCGTGTCATTGCAAACGCTCCGCCCCGTTCCACATCTATCCCTCTACCGGGGTTTGCAATGCTCCACAATGCCATTTTTGCCACCTACGGGCTTCATATATTGATTATCTATTGGCAGACGATAATTAGTTCATATCACAAAAGAAAGTGTCTCTATGAGCCTCTATTGAAGTCGTTTTAACCATACGGCTATGATGATTTGTACTAACGTTAATACGACTAGCATTAGAAACGCTAAGAGTAGCTTTCCAGACCCCAGTAGGGAACATGGTGTGGTCAGGAGCGGAACTAAGCATAGCACTTGTAACAGCACTATGCTTAGAAGTATTAATAGTATCCCTCACTTTCACCACATTCACTCAGTCCACCAAAGCTAACTTTATTCACATTAACAATGAAAGGTAGAATCTTCTTAATTTGAGTAGAAGTAACAACAAAACTATTGTTAGTACCCGGATGCCTCATAACATACTTAATACTACCAATATAAAGATTAGGAGATAGACGCTTATGCTTTTGCTTTTCAGCAGCGGTCATAGTAGCGAATCTATACACTTTATGCAAAACAGACCAATTACCAGTAAATTCTTGAATAAGAGTTCCATTTGCATCACGAGTAATCACATTCCCATCAACTTCAATATAACACGTATGTGTTTTAGTTTCTTCCATTATGCAGCTCTTAGTGCCGTTAGGGCAAGATCATAAGCCTTTTGATTTAGCTTATAAGCACCTTTTTTAGTAAGAGCTTCAAAGCGATCTTCAGAAGACTTATAATCAACAACATTATTCAGATAACAACTCACACCATTATAAAGCCAAAGCACAGTACCACGATGTAACTCTTGACCAACACCATTCTCGATAGTATCAAGAACAGCTTTGACTTTATTTTGAGTCTTAGTAGAAATAATATCCTTATCAGCAGCAAAGATATTAGTTCTAAGCTTCATGTGCTCTTGTTGTTCATCATTAAGAAACAGATTATACACAAAGCCAGTCATATTATTAGATTTAATATTAATGGCTTTAAGAGCTTGCATAGATTCTTGCATAGCTTCATGATAGATATGCGTAGCACGAATATTATTCACAGCACTCATAATAGCGTTGTGAACATTCTTTGTATGTTTAAAAGAAAACTGTTGTGTTGCATTTTTAATAGCTTGATTAAGCATATTATTACAAATAACACGAATATTTGTAACAGCACACGTGATTAATCCAGAACCATCATGACTATTGGTAAATAAGAGATACTTATCAATAAGATCTTTATTATCAATAGTGATAGCATCAGGGAATTTTGCAGTTACAAGCATACTTGCGCCATTCTTATAGCAACCAGCAGTTTCAATACGAACACTCTTATCGTAATCACATATTTGATTAATAAAATCAAGAGCTACAGAGTTCTGTACAACTTCGTACTTAGAACCAACAGCACCAAATACATGATTTGTATCTTCTCTATAAGTAGCAAAACTGTTAGGAACTTTATATAACAGAAAGCTACCCGGATTAGCAGGATCTTCAAGACGAACACGAGTCTCTTTAATACCTACTTTATAATCAAGATTTGCTTCTTTAATAGCATCCTCCATACTCAAATCATTGATAGGTTTGCCCATTTCATTAAATACGAGAGGACGTCTTTGATAATTTACAAAAGGCATAATATACTTTGTTTCAATAGAAGTTTATTTCTTAATTGTAACAATATCCTTTTCTTGAAGCGTCCAAGCATCAAGACCTTCAGGAGATTGATTCAATGTTTCTTTAAGATTAGTACTATTAACATAGAATTTGAAATCACCTTCTTCAAAAGCAATTCCATGTTCAGCGAGAATAGCTTTAATCTTATTGGCTTTATCAAGATTTAAACCTTTATCAAGTTTAACATCAATAAAACCTTTAATTGCATCAATGTTCGCAGGTACTGTATCAACAGATGGATTTTCAAAGTATTGATACATTTGATTAAGAAAGCTATTAAACATTTCCGTATCTGTAACAACTTCCTGACCTTTACGAACACTAATAGTAATATTCGGATATTTAAGAGACATACTACCAGTAGGCTCTTTAATACCAGTTTCAGTATTCTTCTTTAATACCGGTTCACCGTACTTATAAGCACATTCCGCTATAACATCTTTAAGACGTTTAATCTTTTTCTCAGTACGTTTAACACGATCATCAAGAGCTTGCTTGTATTGTTTAAGTAATGCTATATCAGTGTTATAACGATCTATAACAAAAGCATAAGCATAAAGTTTCTCACCGAGTTCCTCTTCACTAATCGCAAGTTCCTCAGCACCACTTTCTCCTATATCTCCACCGTTCTCGGCAGCATATTCTAATATCCTATCAATATTAGCTTGTATTTCAAAGAGATTCATCAAAATTTAATTCAGTTTGATAATGACTATAATCTTCAATTTCTTTAAAACGAACAACAGTATCCTTAACATATAACTCATTGACAGGATAAATCTTATATACTTGTCCAAGAGCTTTATAAACTAGAAGTTCAGTCTTAGACAAACGTTTGTTATAATATAAAGGATAATTGAAATCAGTTATATGAAACACAATGTTAGGTTCACCAAAATGTTTAATATATGTATCAAGTGCTATAAAAGCAGGTAATTTAGTTACCTGCACTTTCGCTCTCTCTGCCATGATCTGAATCAATAATAGCTTTTTAAGAATCTCTAATTACATCAAGATGATCTTTACATCGTTTCATTGTAATATGCATATTAGGATGAGATTTACCAAATTTATCATATAAACGTTTATCAATTATATTATCCCAATCTTCATTAAATCCTGTATAATAGATTTCACTTTTAATACCTAAAGGTAAATATTCACGAGCATCTTGTGCAGGTAATTTAAGAACATCTTTAGCTTCATAATATGAAAGTTCATTAATAATACAAGTTTTAATATAATGATAAACTTTTTTATAATTAATATCTGAAGCACCTTCATATAAAACATAAGCTCTAGAATAATAAGCTTGAAGTTTATTAATTTTACTTAAAGAATCATCTACTTCTTGAATAAGTCTAATAAAATTATTAATAGCATTATCAAAAACATTAGAATTAACCCAATGAGGTAAACAAAATGTAACACCATTAAATTTAGAATCATTAGAATAATCACACCAACGAGTTGATTCAACGGCACAAGATTGAATACGTTCACGTACAAGTTCATCAACTATACTTCTAAGAGTAGTTATATATGCACTCATACGAGCGAAAGGATGATCGAATTTTGGAACAAACCAAGCAACACCATAAGCTTTCCAAATCTCATTACCTTCCATAGTAGAAGTCTGAATAAGAGCTTTAGCTAATTCAGGACTTTCATTATATACAACACGAAGATTAGTGTAGATATAATAGAAATTAGAATCAGGTCTTACATCTTTAATATCAAAAACAAAACGAGAAAAAGCAGAATGCCTAATGTTTATCATTTCAATACTCATCATATCATGATAACCACAAACATAAATAGGACAATGCTCAAGAATCGAAGTATGACCTTTATCAATAAGCATCAAAAGAAACTTAACGTAACTTCCGGGTTCAATCTTACCTTCAGATTTATAACAAAGACGACCAGCAAATTCAGCTAATTGTAAGCCACCTTTAAGATTATGAGCTGTATGAATAACACTAACAGGTCTAACAAATTTCATCACATATCAAGTTTAGTTTGTCCACCATTTTCAACTTTAGTATGATATAGATCTAATAGAATAGATTTAAGATGATCTGCAATATTAAATCTAATACCGTCATTACCATTAGATAGACCGAGAATACTTACATCTTGACCATTAATCTTTTCATGATAATTTAAAGCTGCATCAATAATACTTTCATTATCAATAGGCAAACAAGTATTAATTGAATCAGTCTTAACAGTACATCTACTACCAAGACGATGAATCTCATCTACAAGATACCAAACAGCTTTATTAAGATCTTCAATTTGTTTATCAATAAGTTTACGATCTTTATCTTCTTTAAGACCAGCTCTCCATAGATATTTAATAGCATTACCTATATTAAAATTTCTATGACGAGTGATATCGATACATTCAATACCACTAGGATCAGAAGTATAATGTTTAGGATGATTTACTTGATCATTTTTATTTTTAGATGCCATAGCGATCAATAAAACGATTTATTTTAAACACTACGAGTTTATCAATATCGTTTTCTTTAATATTATATTTACGCATGATACGCTCAATAACAATTCTAACATCGGCAATTTCTTCCATAAGACTTTTAAGATGTTCATTATTATGACATCTATTAATCTTAGAAACAGCTTTAATAAGTTCAGATAACTCTTCAATAACTACTGTATCATGAGGATCAATTGCACAAGCTTTATTAAACATAGCAATTCTTTCTTCAGCTAATACAGTACCTTTGACAGTATCTATAACAGCATTTACATTTTCAGGTGTCATAGATATTCCCATTCGGCTAGAGTATCATCACTCTTAGTTTCCCAATCATCAGCAAAAATCTCATCACCAGCAGGTGTATAATAAGTAATATCACCATTATCAAATTTACAAATTTGATTTTGATAACTAATATCATCCCAACCACCAGCTTCGATTTCACGTTTAACAACTTCGGGAAGACTTTGCATCTTAGGAATAGTTTCTCTATTTATATCAGCAGGAACTTGTGCAAATATAAACACTTCATCATTCCAATTAGCACGTCTTGCAATATAAGAACGAGTCTTAACACGTTCAATAGCTTCTCCAAAATTCATAATAATAATTTTAAATTAAACAAAAATAGCCGCTAATCAATTAAGAC